AAGGGTAATATACCTATATTAACCGAAAGATACTAGTTATACCATCGACTGTATGAGAAGTATCTAATAGATGTGTCCTTGATAGGGAGGGTGTAGGGACAATGCACTCCTTAATCAACCGCCTGAGAAGAAGACCTATTAGCATATGTGGAGAGATCTTTGGAGAGAGCACGATTCTCTCAACCGGCGAAGTAGTATGTGGCTGTGTTGATCCTCTAGGTATCAATCCTTTAGGGAATATTAATCAGCAAAGTATTAAGGATATATTCTATGGAGACAAATATAGATCTCTGAGAGATCAAATTCTGTCTTCCTCAAATGACTCTTTTTGCCCCGCCTTATCTTGTGATTGCTGCTTCAAAACATTGCCAGCTAAAGACGTTAATATTAGAATCCCTGTAATAAAGAAATTGACTATTGAAACCACCTCATTCTGCAACCTTAGATGCCTAGATTGCAGTGTCCCCCGGTGGATGAGTGCCAAGTCTCCGAGACTCGCGAAACTTGATCATAGGAAGATTGAGCGGGCTATAATGGATACCAGGGACGATCTTCAGCAAATATCATTATATAATTATGGCGAGCCCTTCTTAGATCATGACTTAATCCCCCTCTTACGATTTATAAGACAGAAGACCAAGGCCTGGATTTATATCCACACCAACGGCACCATCATGGCGGAAGGGGTGCCGGAGATCATAGCGCGAGAACAACTGATCCATGCCATCTCCTTCTCTATCGATGGCACTTACCAGGAGAGTTATGAAAGATATAGAATTGGCGGAGATTTCGAGAAGGCATTTAATAATATGATATCTATTCATAAGTATAAAAACATCTATAAAAACCAGTATCCTACTATTATATGGCAGTATATATTGTTTGATTGGAATGATTCCGAGGAGGAAATAAAAAGAGTGCAAGAGCTGGCAGAACAGTACCAGCTCGATGTTCTGTGGGTCGCAACGCATTCAGTGGGGGCTTCTAAAAAATATGCCTATGGCTCCCAGCGATTCAAAGATCTACCAGGAGCCAAGACGTTTAGGTAGTTACGCAGTTATATAGTTAGGTTGGTAGGTTCAGACCGCGGGCCAGACAAAGGTAGACGGTCCTGTACCTGCTCCATTCAGTGGTAGAATTGATTTGGTGAGGTCACTATCGTCTACATTTGCCCGCCCTATATTTGAGTAGACGTTATTCCAGACGTGGTTTTGGACTCCAGTGTGATTCCCACCGCTATTAGCGGGATATGTTGTGCTGCCGCCTGTGTGGATTCCGACCATCTGCAGATTGACGCCGCTCATGGTGGCTCCCTTGACTGCTGCACTACCAGGGACGGCCAGTAGATAGATATAACCAGTAGACGCATCTATGCGGTCAATCCTGTTCCACTCAGTTACGGTCTTGTAGACGATCCTCACCAGCATTCCTTCCTGCCATCGATTGATAGCTTGTACAGTAATGTACTTCTGGCCGGCTGGATGAGTTAAAATGCTGTCGGTGATGGTGGAAGCCACACAAGTGCATTCATTGTTACTTACTACAGTATTCTTTGAATAATTCTGGATATCAATACCCACCCGATCAGCATAGGCGTTAACATCATTACATTGTCCGTTGTCGTTACATATGTTATTCGTGACCTTGCATCCATCACTATACCAGTAATCTATTCCACATGAGCCATTGAATCTGCAGATATTGTGGTCAATCCAGCTATAGCAGTCGTCTCTCAGTCCCCCAAACGAAGTTGGAATTATACCAGATTGACCGCATCCGTAAACCTGATTATATTCTATCCAACATCTGCAGGCATTGATACCTGATCCGCTAGAGGTGGCCACAGTGGACCCTTTGTTCCCATGAGAAATAATTGTGTTTTGCCAAGCATGGCAATACTTTAGAGAGAACGCAGGAGAGTTTGCTATCGTGGTCATCGCGCCTGTGTTCCTTACTATGTTTCCATGTATCTTTGCATAGAAGACCGTACTTGCAGTAGGTACACCATTAGTAGGCCCGGGAACTGGATAGGGATCTTTCCCTACCATATAGATATGAACTCCTGAAGATCCGATGAAGTTATTTGAATATATATCTATAGCGCATCCACTATCTCCAGAGATACCACATCCCCAATTACTTGTGCTTGTGCTGGTATACCCCATGAAGACACAATGATGGATACTGGACCCATCCGCTGATGCCAATACCCTTATGCAATTGGAAACATAGTTATTGGCATTAAACACAACGTTAGATATCTCGAATTTTCCATTAGTAGACGATATTATTGGCTGCCCGGAAGTGGATTTTAGTTGCGGCCAATTGGTGAGATCATCTGCCATCAATTTATATATAGTATCGGATGCATTTATGTTAATCGGGTTTCCGATGTTATATATCCCTGGCTTGAGGTGGACCGGCAACTTCGTAGCAAGCGCCGTATTAATTTCGGCTTCGTCGTTATAGCCATCACATATATAGTTGGCTCCAGATCCGGCTGGCCCCACGGTCTTATAAGAAACTGGAGTGGGGGGAGCTGGTGGATCCTGGGAGGCTACGCTCCCAAGCAAAAACATCCGAAGTAGGTATTAGGCCACTGAATTGTCTGAGTGAGACCTGTGTCTTGGATGCACCAGACGGTAATGATATCTCCTGCGTTCAGAGAAGCTACACAGCTCGTAAATCCATTTACATTGCTGTTGGATGGAACGGTTACATATGCCAGATTATTACCTAACCCATTCCTATATATGCCTACTCCCTGGCGATTTGCGGAATTACCACCAGGCGACATCCACATGGCTACAAATAGCTGATATTTGCCAGCTACTGGGGCTACAAATTGTTTAGCGGATGCACTCCATCCACCCGAGTTCCAGATAACCGTGTCTAGAGGGCTTGTTACCTGTGTCCAAGTATTATTCAGTATACTTTGCGCATTATATGCGCTCCCCTTTATATAACATCCAACTGCGCTTTCCACCATCTTTTTACCATCTCCTATTTCTCTCAAACCGTTCAAAAATACGATTCTTCGATGCATGGACCAGAATTTAGTCTAGCCCACTCGCATCAGATACAGTTTATTCCCGTATTGGCATGATAGACTCTCGCCGGATGTCTGCATAACATACAGTTCTACATAGTCGTTGACAGCCAGCGAAGCAAACCCTACTCCTGTGACCTGCCCCCACCCAGAGGTTGCTGCAGCAGCCAAGATCACGCCCTCGAGCACCTGCACGTTATTCACGCGGATATGGATACGCCGATCTCCTGTGATATTGCCCGCAAAAAAAGCACACCCGAACATGAAGTAAACGCCTGCCTCTTTACAGATGTATTTTTTGTTGACGCCATCCCAACCGCTCAACGTGTCAATTGTAGCGGTCGCTGACAATCCCGCAGCAATTTTTGTGTCGGTTGAAGCGGTAATAGTCTGCAGGGTAGAAGTAGTATCTATAATCCCTAACACTAATTTTTTCGCATTTCCGAGCGTCATCTTCCGATATGCCGCATCGGCAATACTGTAAATCAGCAGGGGATCGTCATCGACAAATGCTGTCTTCGCGGTCAGCGTATTGAAATTGTCATCCAAGGCCTGAGTGTGCTTCTTGGTGATGGCATCAACTATGTTGGTATGGGCGAGCCCGCCGTCCTTGATGAGCTTTCCCGTCGTTCCGTCAAACTCCACCACGTCAGAAGCTGTAGCCGAACCTGGCCCGACCACATCTCCGGCGGATGAATAATAGACCTCTACCCAGTATGAAATGTTGGGTGGGACCTGATTCAAATTTGAGCCTACTATGCTCACATAGGCTTTACCGCCATAAGTGCAACCATCTCCTGCCGCATATGTCGTAGCCCCACTCCAGGCTCCTTTCCATGAGACGGATCCCAGGGGCGTGCCCACAGGTATAACCAAGACCCAGTAAGTCGGATTTGGCGGCTGGTTGCCTCCAGCCGAAGTGTGGGCCAGGATGCACTCATAGACGTTGTTCCCGCTAGTGTACCAGTCCCCTACGTACATCGATATACTGGAACTCCACGCCCCTTTTAGATGGTCATGCTTGGCAGCATCGGCCGTAAGAACAAATTTTGCTTGCATGGTATAACCTCAATAATAAAATATATCTCTATAATAAAACTCAAGCTGTTTCAGCGCTAGGCCGCCGCCGCCTTCGACAGTGATGCTGAAGGAGAGACCAGGGTCAATCAGGTAGATACTCGAGGGGGCAATATATCTCTGGACAACTCCCTTTATGCTGGAGATGGTGATAGCATCTGACGCCCCGCAGACAATTCCGAAAAAGATATCCGTCTTGCCCAGGGCACAAGGCATGTAGATCTTGTTATAGCCCAGCTGCAGCACCCCATTCCAGCCGGGAAGGTCGGCCAGATCCGCCAGGAAGCCACAGTTAATATAAGGATTCCCTGTGATTGAGGTGACCCGGACCTCTATATAGGGATTCGCGGTGATGGGCAGCGGGCCCAACAGCGGGAATATCAGTTTTCCATTGTTCCCTATATGGAGAGCATTCAGGGCTATTGAGCCGCCAGAGCCATAATTACAGTATGTAGATCCCTGAAAGTCGATCTGCAGATCTGAATAAGTCATAGGGAAGATTGTAGAATACTGATGAGACACTTCACCCCATCGGTTCATCTCAAACCTGTCATTCCTCATCATTTTAGTGCAAAGCAAGATATATCCCTGCAGTTCGGTATAATTGCTTAGGTAAGTGTTAACTGCCAGATTTGTGAGATACTGGGCGCTCTGGTAATCTCCAGATGCTAGGAGATAATCCAAGCCGGCCGGCAGAACACCGTTGTTGGTGAAGCTCTTTGTCTGCCAGAGAGAGACATCATTTGCTAGCGGGAACCCCTGGTCCGGCGCGTACATCCAGGATCCCCGAACTATGATCTCGGCTATAGCAATATAACGCCAGCATCCTAATCCGGTTGTTGGATGAACCACCCAATTAGGTTTTATGGTCTCAGCATGAGCCGCTTGGATATAGCCGCAACGATCATCAGATTCAGGATAGAACTCACTGTCCACCGGCGCATTATTAACATAATCGCAAAACTCATCTATATCGGAACGGGTGAGACTGGCCACTTCAACCTTGTACTTCCTGAGCTGCCTGCCCCCATGGAGTGCCGTGGCATAATCTCTCCATGGATAATTGTATTCATCGATCTTCAGACCACCTCCGGATGGCGTCACACATCCTGAATGGGTGACGTGCAATCTGGCCGGATCTGAGCCTCCGGGCACTAGCACCAAACCATTAATTTCGACATAAGGAGACGTAGCCATCTTGTTAACCCCATAGATCTAATCTTTTGTAAAAGTTCATCGTCACGTTAGCAGTTAGGTTAGTATTGGTGCTACAGTTTGTCGAACCTTGGATGTTCCCCATATAATATAATGTTATATATATAGTATTCACATGACCATGATAAACAATGTCTGTTATGTCTATGTCACTAATAGTATCCCCAAATGCATAATTATAAATGATCGAATCCGCACCGATATATGTATCACGGGAAATTATAACGAAACATCGCCATGGGTCCATGGTCTGTTGGTTTGGTGGTGCTGGTGTAACTGATATGGAGACATCCAGGGTTACGCGAGGATTGTTCTCATCTGGTCCGGAGAGATCGGGACAAGTTAGGGAAACCGAACCCATAGCACATGTTGAGAAAAGCGAAGATCTCATAGCGAAAGTAGTGGAGGCTGAAACGCTATCTTTGGTCTTCTCCATGAGGTAGTTGGTATAAGGGTTACTCAGCATCCCGGCGTTCAGCCAGGCATTCGTCAACTTAGGTGTCTTGCAGTTCAGCTCAAGTTCTGTATAACCATCACTACGGTTTGTGATAACGTTAATAGGAAGATTGATCGGATAGTTCACTGAAGACTCAAAAGCCCCATCAAGGGCAGGCCGGATTGCCACCAGGTCCCCGGGACGAGCAACGATCTTTCGTGTCGTCTTGATGTAATACTGATAGTCCTCAAAGCGGTTCGTGAATTCTGCGTTTGTCCCACTCTGCAGAATACCGTCTGCATCCCTATATCCATGGGATACTGAGAAAAGATCTTCATACCAGATCCCTTTGATGTCATAGTTCGCCCAGGAGTAGACCTGTCCAGCATCCCCGTAGCCCCGCAAACAATGGACACGTGGCTTGTTCGGGACGGAACATTCAAAGGCGATAGTCTCCTTATCTTTTTCGTCTATGGTGTAGACTACACCATACGGATCCGGTTCATAAAATGTAGTCATGCCATAAATATACGTGGCATCTGGTTGATCGAATAAGTACGGATAGAGGCCGAAGCTCTTTATTATTCCAAAAAGAACATCTGCGATATTATCAGTATGTTTGGTTCTGAGGAACCCTACTAATGGCGTGTCTCCCCATTCAACAGAACCTATGCGGAGTTTAGTATCAAACGCATTATCTGCCAGTATTCGACCATTCCAGTACCAATAATCCACCGCTCCTGTTATGTTGGGAGATCCGGCAATAGCATTTCCAACAGCCAGGTTTGCAGTATTCCTGATATAAAGGTCGTTGGCATCCACGAAATAAGATTGATCATTACTTTGGAGATCTGCCAAAGCCCCCCTCAACGTGAGTGGATAGATGCCAGCATCATCCATATAATAAAGAGTTGGTGCGGCTCCCAACCTACTCTTTGCACCCCAGTTAGCATACTTTATGATATGCTTTACAGCATCGTAGACTGTGAACGGCATGCCCCACGGCATCATGGAGTTAGCTACATGCAATAGGCCAGGGCAGTTATCTGTATTACCATAAGAGATAGGATAGACTGGTGAGTAGTGATCCTTGATAACATTATTAAAAGTGAAGACCGTTCCGGTACCGTCTGCATTTCCCACCAAGGCATAATTCCATTTGTGGCAGAAGCGATGGTAGAGGAGGTTCTCGATACCTTTACAGGTCCAGACACTCTCTTTCTGGGTCCTCTTGTATCGCTCCACATATCCCCTGAAACATACCTCTGCCCCGTCCATGGCTAGGATTTCAGCGAACTGCTGGAGAGGTACTTCTGGTTTGGTGGTGAGTTGCAGGTCCCGGGCATTTGTTGAGATGTCCTGATATCTTTTGAGCGTCCATTTCTCCGCATCGAAAAAGAACTCTTGGCCGTTGGGGTTGATGCATTTAAAAGAGGTTGGGATAGACCAGTCCTGCATCATCTCGGGCCCAGTCATGTGTTTACCGCCATTGTGTGGACGCCACCAGTTGCTCAATCTCTCGGGTATGTTCCGCGAACCGTTGATCAAGGTCAGATACGCCATAGATCGGGGCATTGACAATGAGGGGCGCGTTTAAGGTTACTGATCCGCCCCTGCCCCCACCCTCTCCAGCCATCCTCTGCACCCGTTCGGCTGAGAGCACATACTCACCACCAGGTCGATCTCCCACCACGGCCAGCGTGGGACGCGGGACAAATCCTTCATCCTGAAATGATGGAATGTCCATAAGGGACGTATTGGGGGATCCTGAAAAGGGAATATTGCCTACATTATAGATACCACTGCGATTATATTCTCCGCTAGATACTAGCATATTTTGGAAAATACCACTGGTCCCACCGCCGCCCTTTACGGTAATAATATAGATATATTTGTATTCTGGCGTTGTCAGGTCATCGATCTTGGCCCGGGCGGATTCATAGCCTCCAAGCTTGATCGGCATATCTTTTCCCTGGCCGGCAATATCTCCTAGGTTGGTGATGCTGTCTTCCGCATCCCTGATGTCTGCCGTTACTTGCATTGTTTGGGTCTCGCTTGCCCTCTCTTTGGTGTCAGTGATTGATTTGTCTGCGTTCGTTGTGTCCGCAACTATATTTGCTGTTATGACATGTAACTCGTGGGCCACCTCCTCACCGCCAGCACAACCTAGCCAATCCCCGCCTCCACCTTCTGGTTTAGCGTAAACCGTGCTAACTATCATACCCTCCCTGGTTAGGGCCCCTCCCTCTGGGATGACAGACATATAATAATCTCTATATTCGGCCTCTGTTTTCCCAGCGATACTTCCGAGCCTTAGGGTTTCAGCTTTGCCCATCAGCTCGGGATGTTCGATAGACCAAAGTGCCGTAGGCCCCACGAATGATGCTTCGTACATGGAGCCGAGATTCTCGACGGCGGAACGGAATGATAGAGGATCGAGTGCTTCGGTCCCGGTCAGAGCCTGGAGCTGTCCAATAATTATTTGTGTCGCTGCATTGTTAGCCTGAGTGCAACTCTGGCAACTCTGGCCTAACGCATTTACGCTATCTTTGTTTCTCTCCATGCTGTCGCTGTCTTGATCGGTCTTATCTTTCAGGCCTTCCAAAGTATCATTAAGCAGTCGTTGAGCAATTGATACATCTTCGCGTTCTTTAGAAAGATCGGGCTCGTATTTGCCCAATCGCCCGCCCATCTTTTCTATATACTCCCGATTATATTGGTCCCAGGTTTTTAGAACTTCTGTGTTCTGAGCAATTTGAGAAGATGATTTAGCTATTGATCCTGTATTAACCTCTGATAATCCACTAACACCTTTGGGCTGTGGAATTCCGATGCCAGCGCCTATCTTCGGCACGTTTTCCCTGCCCCATTTATCGATTCCTGTTGATAACTCATTGGGGATACTGTCAAAAAAATCGGTTATGGGCTTACTTATGGTGTTAGGCAAATTATCCATTGTAAATACAAAATCAGAGTATGCTCTTGTAATGTCAGATGCTCCAAATGACGCGGTATACCCCGTCCCCATCAATTGAGCTGGCGCTATTTCGACGGGCAACCCTGTCATCCTTGAAAGCCTGTCTGCATAACTCTTAAGCCCCCCGACTGATTGGATCAACATCGCGCCCGCATCGTCTGATTTATCTTCGAACTCCTGAGAGGCTCTAGCGTATGCATCCAGTGCTTGGGTGTCTTTGTTTACTGACGGTATAAATCCAGACGAATCAGCAGTATCGCCAGAAACAACCACCGGAGGCACGTATGTGCTTATGTTAGTGGTTGGAATAAGTTTGAACCCTAATATGGCAGTGGACGCATCATTAATAGCACCTACAAGCGTACTAGCAAAAGCATCTGCTAGCATTCGTACTGAAGCCAGAACACCTGCAATTGCCATTACTGCTTCATCATGGAAAGTGTAAATTGCCTGGACGGCTCCGACTGATCCCTCTTTCATCTTCAGTTTCATTTCCGCAGCAATGAGCCCGAACTCGGCACGGAAGATCTGTTCAATTGGTTTTAGGAAGGCATCTAACGGAGTTTTACCTGTCAAAAAGGACCAATCCCATTTTATCAAACCGCGAGCAAGATCAAAACCTTCGCTAATTTGAGATGCTATATTTTTACCAAGTTCTCCAGCAAATTTATCCATCTTTGCGCCGACGCCTGAGAAATCTCCCGACCCCAGGCCCTCGATAAAGGCCATAATCGCATCATAACCAGAGGTACTAAATATGTCCAGGAGAGGCTGGATATCGGCCTGCATATCAGCACCTATCTTTTCTTTGATACCCTCGGCGGCCTGGCCGGCTCGGTCCCAGGATTTGGTAAAGATTCCATCGACGGTGGAGGCCATGACTTTCGTGGTGCCTGTCGTATGCTCCATCTCATCGGAAAGTTCCCGGATGCCATCAATGTTATCGGCAATATTGGATATTAACATGCCGGTTCTAGCTCCAAAAATCTCTTTGAAATCAGAGAGAGAGGCCCCGGCATCATGCATCTTTTCAAGCGTGTCTAAAAGAGGTTCGGCTTTTACGCTACTGGCCGTCATACCTAACTTTTTAAGTGCTTCGGTGCCATCGGTTACGCCCGTCCATTTGATTTTCCCGGTTTTTTTATCATATTCAGCTACAGGGTCCTTCATATTGGAAAGAGCCATAACGCCCATTCTAATAGCCGTAGTAGGATCGGGAAGGTCTTTTGCGCTCAGAACGGATAGCATAGCTGCCGTATCCTCAAGAGACATTCCCCCCTCTTTGGCGGCCATGCCCAGAGTTTTCAGATCGATTGCAGCGGGCTCTAAATTGGATGAAGTGATAGCCTTTGCCCATACATCTGCTATATGGGAGTTATCCTCCATCGTCTTACCGAAATGAACCTGAGAGGATTCAACCAAATTGGTAGCAGTGACCATGTCGGTGTTAAGGGCGTGAGACAGCTCATGGAACGGCTCTAATATGGCTTCGGTCGGTGCGCCAGTAAAGCCGTATCCGTAAAGCTTCTGTAATGACTTGTTAATCTCTTCGCTGCTATCACCAGTAGCAACAGCATAATCCCGAGCAAACGCCTGGATCTCTTTGCTACGCGCCTGGAAACCAGAAGTGGTTGTCTCGCCGGTCTTGAGGGCCGTCTGTGTCGCGGCAGCCTCTGCGGCACTGGCGATCTGGACGGCTTCGCTTAATAACTCGAATGCTTCCTTAACCACATAAACAGCAGCGGCTAGTAAAGCGAGCTGACCAACTGCCGAGGAAGTGAAGCTACTGATCGCCCCTCCAGCGGATGCTGTCCCACTCTCCACTCCTGACGCATCGGCCTCAAGCTTGACGATGCCCGCGTCCTTAGCTTCATCCGCAAAGCTCTTTACTTTGTTCTCGGCATCGCTGAGTTTGCTCTCCAAGTCGTCCAGCTCAGCGGTTATCTTAACCTTAACTTCGCCAGCATCCGCCATTTGATTTGAACTCCAAAATTATAATGCATCAGGAATATCCTTCTCTTCTGCTATTCGCTCGCATTCCTCGATAGATCGTTTCTGGGGTTGCGATTTTATCAAAACGTCATCCAAAAATTCATTAGGTTTCTCGGCTCTGGACGTTGCTCCGGCGATCCAGGCCTGATATCGTTCTTCATTGATACGGTCGCGGCGGTGCTCTACCAGGAGATTAAGTTCAGAAAGACTCAGTCGCCAGAAGTCTCCGGGGAGGAGTCCGAGCTTTCCGGTTCCGAGTTCAATGGTTCCTCGCCAGGAGAAGGGGACTCTGTCTCCTCCGTCTCCTCCTTCACCCGAATCCGAGAAGGGGGGCCGAGGAACACATTTACAGCTTCCGTGAGCTTGTTCATAAGGTTAGCCTTAGCGCCGATTGTGACGAGATACTGCTTGCCATCGTTCCCGGCCTGCTCTTCCTCATAAGGTTGATAGGCATTGGCATAGGCCGCATAGATAGCATCCACATCAGAGAGCTTGAACTTGCCCCGCTCGTGGTCAGTCAGAGCTCCATAGAGGCCGCACCAGAACAGGATACGGAATCTATCCATACTCATACGCTTGCGGTCATTAATAATGGTAGTAAAGTCCGCCCGGTCGTCTGGCTTCCGGCCTTCGGCGGTATTGACTATCGTCTCGACCTTAGCCATGGTAGCAAAATCAAATTTGAGTTCCCGGGGCTTCTCGCCCGCCATGATTATGATTATTGGATTGTCGTCCATAAATCCATCCTGCTATCACGAAAATATTATAAAATAGTTTTGAGGTCAAAAGATATGGGTTTTCAACCTCAAAACCTATGGAGAATACGTCTCCCAAACAAACTTTCCCGTACCGTCGAAGGTCAGGTCCTCGGCCTGGGCATTCTTGATGTCCATGTCTACGTTGATCTGGTTCAAGCGACCCCATCCAGCGAAATTCTGTTTGCTAGTACTGTCCTCGACGAAGCAAACGATCATGGCCGGGATATTGGTATCCACGCCGCCATTAGCTAGATGAGTGTGGCCCAGAGCGGCAACTATGCCAGCTCCCGTCTCACCGTCTGCAATCCTGGCCCGGAAGCCTATCGCCTTGCAGGCCGCGCTTGCTTCGATGGCTGCCGCTACCTGAAGAGCGGTGCTGGTGATACCGGCCGTGTAAGCTAATGTCACAGCGACCGCGTTGACCACAACGGCAATGCTCAGTACCCCTGGAGCACCTGGATTTATCATTTCGATGCTCAGAGCATCTCCCCCAACGCCAGCATCTTCGTCATAGAATAGGAGATGGCTGTGAGCATTTCCGCCTGATGTCAGGAGACGAGAGTGGGATGATTCCATGTAGAGCCTCCAGGTCTGCTCTTTAACATGGTGCTCCTTGGCGGTGACCTGCCACTCTTTATGGCCCTGTAGAAACTCCTTCCACCTACCCGAATCGATAGACGTAACTTCGATCTTATCCTTCTTGGGCTTGATGGAATAGCCGAGCTGTTCATCCAGTTTTCGGGCAGGCACTCTCTTCCCAGAAGCCCGCACCTTATCGTCTGCATTCAGGGCTCCAGACAAAGTAATCATGCCCCGGAGATAATCGAAAGTGCAAAGGCTAGTTATATCACTCCATCCACCAGATCCGTGTATCTGCTTTTCGATTAGAAATACTTCACCCGATTTCCAGTAGCGATAGTTAAAGGCAGCTGCCCAGCTCTTGTGATCACCCTGGTCAACTAGGTTGGTAGTCGTAAAGGTAGTTAGAGGGGCGGCGGGATCGCTAACATAGACCGCAGCCACCGCCCCCGTTAAGGCTTGTGTCATGCCCGCTCCTTAAGTGTATGCCAGAGCTGCAGTACCCTGGAACGTCATGGTAAGTTTCTGGCCATCTTTGAACGGCAGATCGGCGCCTAAATCGGTGACGAAGACGTCTCCACCGAAGACATTTCCTCCGGAATAATCCGCAATAGTCAGGGCGGTGGCCCCGGTCAGTAGGGCATCGTTAATGTAGCTGTCCACTAAGACTTTCTGGCCTGTGGTATCTCCCATGTAGAGCATCATCTCCAATGTGAAGCTCCATTCCTTATGACCCTGCAAGAATTCTTTCCACATGGCACTATCAATGCTCGTTACCTCAATCTTATCTTTCCCCGCTTTTATGGAGGCTCTGGTCCATTCCGCGACAGGCGCTGCCCCGATAAGTACAACGCCCAAATATCCTGCACGTGCTGCTGTCATTTATCTTTTACACCTCAAAACTGTTTTACCATTTTAATTTCATTCATAAACAAAAAACGTGACTACAAATTTGTGCCGATTGCTGGTATCCATTCCCAGATAGACGGAACCGCTACAATCCGCGAAGATGGCCTGATGGCCAGCTATTCCGAGATTGTTATCCAGAGCCACTAGGATAGCCTGGGCCATGCTCCGCGCGGTGGCCTTGCTTGTATTCCTGACTTGGATATCCAGCCCCGGAATCCGGAATACGGAACCTCCAGAAGCATGCCAGGGTAAGAGGCCCCTAGATGCAATGACGATGATCTGGTTCGCTGGGAGATCCTGCCACTCGTCCAGGAAGATCGAATTAAGGGATGGGGTGACATTATTATATTTGCCGTAACCCAGCGTATCCAGATGGGCAGCAATATCAGCAGGATAAGTCATTGCTCGATTTTCTCCTCAGCTATCTCTTTCAGCCAATGGCATTGATCCGGCCTGAATCGACAGCGGCATCGTCATAAATCCTTTTTCTCAATCTTCTTTTGATGGGCATCGCAGAACCACATGATAGTCTTTCATGGCACCAGAGGGATGCTAGTAGGTCCGAATATGTATCTTCCGCAAATGAGAATTAGAAGACCTATCAGCATGACGGTTTGGTAAATTCGCCACTTTTTCAGCTCATCGATTTCAGCTTGATTTTGCTTGAGAGCATCGCATACCCCGCCTTTGCCTTCTAATTTATTTTTAATCGATTTTACATCCCCGGCTATCCGAGTTAACCATTCTCGATCTGTTTGTGGTTCATCTGAAGGAAACTCTCCAAGCAACGCCATTCAACCTCAAATTTTGTCGCCGGTCTGCCCACGAGTGGCGAACCAGAAGGCAACAATTGCGGTCACGCCCGCAGAAAGGGATGTCACTATTTGAACCGCCGGATTGCTTTCTCTTACGATGGCAACGAGAGCTAAAACTGTGAACATAAGAAAGAAAGCAATGGTCACAAAGAAGCCCTCACCAAACTTAGAGACATCGATATTCATTTCACAGGCACCTCCTGAGATTCTATGCAGTATCCTCGTTCGATCAGATCCCGGGCTTTCTCCTCGTTCATGCAATTGATATTAGAACCTTCGGGATAGACTATTAGATCTCCTGAATCTGTTTTGATAGAGTAATCAATGATAAAGTAGATCCACATCTCATCGCCCCACCTTAAAAGCCTGTCCGGCCATGCTTGGGTTCTTCTTCAGGTGGCAAGCCGGATCGATCCCGTAAGTATACATATAGGGTCTCTTCCGCATGACGAGGCCTCCGCCTCCGGGTCTGTAATAGGTGACCCCGAGATCATCATAGCTTCCACTGGGGATTTTCTCCTGGCCAAGGTCGAGCATGGGCAGACATGGGCAGATGTCATCTGGATCTTCCGCCGCCTCCACAAACCACTCGTCCAGAGCAGCCCCATCCCCAGGGATTTCCTCGGGAAGCACCAGTGCCCGACAGCACTCATTGCAACTCACCAGGATTAGGCCACCCGTATATTTTTTATGCTGGATTGCTAGCTTGATCTCTCGGGCGGTAATTTTAGTCTCCATCTCGCAGACGGGACAATCGATCAGGATCTCTTTAATTTCGTTAAACATGATTAATCTCCCCAAATCTTAGATGCTCGGGGTTAGCGGTGGAACAATGTCGAGCCAATCTTTTGCCATTTTTTGGAAATCAACCGTCACTGATAGATCGTTTGCCCGGAAATGAGGTGGCCCGAGTGGAGCGAGTTTCATGTCTGGATCCTTGAGCATCTTGGGATCCGTTCCCGATAGAACTACAATCTGGCCAGGAGCTTTGTGTTCGATCAGGTCAGACGGTTTTTTGATGCTGGAAGATAACACGTAATCTTCACTTACCAGGATATCTTTAATTGACATATTGGGAGTGCCCGAGAAATCGCTAGCCATCGCAAACCCGACGATTATTAATATAGCCACACTTTTATAGATCATCTTTACCTCCATTTAACGGGGATTGAAACAGTCAGAACGCCGTCTTCGTGGGGCTTCCATGCCAAATTGAGTGGGATCGCCGCCTCCGACCCGGATAGGATCTGGATCAAGGAAGCACTTGAAGCTCCATGTACGGTCCTCATGGCTCTCACACACTAGATGCCGGCAGCCAATACAAAGGGAGACTTCGGCCATTTAATTTCAGTTCTCCCAGTCTATCAGTCTCTGGTATCTACAGGAGCAGTTGTTATCAAGCGTCCGGCCGTCTCGCATCCGCACGCAAGCACAGGCTACGTCGTGCTTACAAAGCATTCCTGGATTTCTGCTATGTCATCGTTCATTGGTTACCCCATACCGGCTAAAGGTGCCGAGGCAAGATCGCTAGACGTAAGAGGAACAAAGTGAATCTCAGCCCAGAGGAGCATGTAAAATGAGACAATCTCTGAAAAATCCAGATGTTCATCCTCTGTCGGTAGTGGCTCATGGTAGACTGTCCTTTGAAGACTGTTATGAAAATACCATTCCCTCTCTCGGATAGGCACGGAGCAACGAATTGGATCAACTCCTGATTATTCATATCCTTTCATAGCAGTTGGCGGCGTGGTGTTGCTGATTACTTCGGCATTCTTGTTTAGTTTCTCGAAATACTCAGTCTTAACTTTCTCGACCGCTTGGGTGTAATCCCCTTGCCAGACGATTCTTATAACAAGACGTAGAGGGATAGCGACGCCAGTATTAGCTTCATGGCCGATGCATTCCAGGAGTCCAGGACCGAAGCGGACTTCATCGCATGATATGGCCGGGGCTATCCCTCGGATATGGAATTTGATCTTTTCGATCAATGTTTCAGGCCAAAGTAGAACTTGGACCATAGTATTACCTCAAAGCCTCTGTAACTTTGGCTTCAATCAGTGCCCGGATGTTCTCTTTGTTGTCGTCCAGAGCATCCCTTCCAGCGTGAGCCTTCCTGCCCGCCAGGGATAATGGATTCGTGGGGTCTGGGTGTCGCAGGGTCGCATCGAACTCTTGAGCCGCTGCATAAGGTCCGGAGCTGGATACCTGGACGCCATGCTCCATGTCGGTCACCGTCAAGGTAGACGCGAGGTCACCAGTAGCCCAGGGAATAGTTTCCTGCCACACTCTCAGGACAATCTCCCCGGAGAGGTGTAGAGCTTCCTTGGCTGCTGTCTTGGCCTTCGCCAGGATCTCGTCACCATGCCAGATAACCTCCGTGCTCATAGGGCCACCTGCCTCCACTGCACAACGCGATTATCGTCTTTGGCCTCTTTCACCAAACCTTTCACAGGCCAATCCCTGCTTGAGATCGTCAGCAGATCGCCAGGAACCACGGCCTCCACACAAGTTACCAAAGCCTCACAGCTCAGCTCGTCTCCCTGGATGGTGCGGATTGTGCGAGACTGAAAGATGATATCACAGGCAATATCCGCAACAGAATAGATATCATCTTCCCCGTTATTTCCAATCTTGTATTTCCAGGATGCGGTATCTAGCAGAGGGATCTCTGGACGCAGCCATTCTGACAGGTCAACAACTAGTTCCCCATCAATTTCTTCACCGACGAGGTAACGTTGGGACGGTGGGGGAGGCGGGACGATGGGATAATCTGGGCCTAGGTCTACTATCACCTCTCCGTTTACTTCTTTGCCAATGATATACTTTTTAGCCACTCCTCAACCTCTCTAGCTCATATCATCAGCATAGACAGATCCGGCGGTTCCGGTGACCCTAATCCTTAACTCCATTACCCCGTCCTCGTCGATTGAACCCGATGGACCCGTAAGAGTTGTCTGGGCTACGTAGCTCGTGGTCATCGCCCAGGTATCCCAACCGTCTATAATTTCTCCCTTCCACCACAGGCTGGCTTCAACCGTGCCATTAAAATCAGCGGACTTTTTCATGTAGACTGAGATAGACCGATCAGTGGAGGCCGCTACTGCTATTAGCCGCTGGAAATAGAAATAATAAGTTGCGGACGAGGGGATAATCTCTACGCATGATCCTGATTGTGCTGCCGCAGTATTCTTTTTCAAGTATCCGTATGTACCATAGGCTCGATCATCGTTAGTTGTAGTATTGAATTTCTTGAATTTGATATAATTATTAATTCTACCATCCGAACTATAAATAATGCCTATGTTAGAACAGTTATAAAATTTTACTTCTGTTATATATCTAGGATAAAGAACCAAATTCATATTTCCAAAATCACAGTCGATAAAAGTTACTGGGCCAGTACTGTTCGAGGAGGGATACATTACGTCCGCGGCTGCCCCAAGACATGTGCATGAATCGAATAATATATCACCGAACTCCCAGGTAAGCCCGAAACCATTTGCCCACTTGCAATTTGTCACAGTGCCGAGGTAGGAAGCCTTGTAAGTTCTACCATTTAAGTTGAGCGCGCCCCGTTCACAATTTACGATGGTTGATGATTGCGCGCAAAGCTGGAGACCATTATTCGAGACGGCTATTGAATTTGATATAGCTATATTTGTCCCAAGGGCCAGCTCCCCAACAAAGAAATCATAATTATAATTTAAAAAATTTAGTTTATCTATCGTGATGTAATTTATTGATGAACTGCCATATAATCCATATCCGTTAAGTGTAGTTCCTCCCGATTGATAAAACCAAGTTTCGCCGGTCTGGACGGGAGGATTTTGTGATAGATCCCAGCCGCCGCTGATTTGCAGTTTGGAGCTGGCAGACGTTCCAGATGCCGAAACAGCTTGCACTTGAGTGGTGGCTGCTGCTGCCGCTCCAGTATCGAAACAATTCGTCGCATTTAGTTTTGTTGCCGCGCCATTGGTTACGGTTGTGCCCCTGAAAGCGAAAGTAAGCGTAATCGTTTTCGCCCCGCCATTCACCGACACGACTTTCCAGTAGAGATTAGAGCCGCTTCCAGAGTTAGGGCGGATAAAATCGTTGGCCGCTACTTCTGCGGACAAATCAACAGACGTATTAACAGTTACAGAATCTTTCGTAAATGTAAGAGTGCCACTAAGAGCGGTTGCAGCTGGACTCGCCGCGCATTTGATGTGGTCGTTTCCCGTTCGCCCCGTTGTGGCTGATGTAATCGTCTTTTTTGGCAAAGTTCGGTCTAAGCCGGTATTAGCATCGTCGCCCGGAGCGGCCCAAGAAACGAATATATCAGTCATCTTTTCATCTCATCATGAGGAGAGTCGGTTTCAGGTAGAACCCTGTCATGTGGAATTCGATTGATCCGATTGTTCCTGTTCCAAGGTAGAGCTTGATCTGCTTGCCTGCTTCTATCAATCGGGATGCTCCCTTGCTCTTTTTGCCTATTGCCTTAACGAAATCAGCATCCTCCATATACCTAGAGGGATTCTGGTCATCGCCGCAGCTCAGAGTTCCGTCGAAGGGCTCTGTGATGCGGTACATGTAGTTCTGTAAAATGAAATCATAAGGCAGCGCCTCAGTCAACACATAGGCGGCGGGCTTAGAGATAGCGGCAACACATAGATCGGCAACCTTAGCCGTCTCCTCGCCAAGAAAATCCTCTCTAATGAGAATCCCATCGAACCTTACTGGTATCTGAATTTCTGTCATTTAAATCAATCCTTAAATTTAATCAACCGCCCCAAGTGCCACCCCAGACCTGCGACGCAACATAAACCAATATTAGCGCTCCATCCCAACCAGAATCAAAGGAACCGTCATTATCCAGATTGCCAGGAGAACCATCCCAGCCAGAATCGAAATCAGCTACCAACAATCAAATCACCATTGCCACCCAATCAAATGCTTTTCCAGAAGTGACGGTAACATAGATGTTAGTGTTATCTTTTCCGAGTCCTTTTACGGATGCAGAGGCGTCCGTAACATCTGGAGTAACCGATACAAGGTTAGGTTTTGCCCCGAGTCCATGGGCTATCGTCTGTTGCCCTCCCGTGCCCGTGGAACTGCCGGTACTTACGGCTCCCTTTACAATCTCTTTCCAGGTGACGGCCATTAGTTCTCTCGATTACTGCGGAATTTTGGCTGGATACTCTTTTGTAGGTTTAATTTCATCCGGGATATTGGCGGTCTGAGTGGCTTGGAGGGCTTTGCTCCTTTGAGCTGTGACAAAACCGCTTGTTGCTTCTTGCCTGATCATCTCCGTCACAGTCAACATCTCAGATACCGTAGCTGCCCTAGAAGTGAAAAGTCCGATAACAGAGTTCCGCATCTCTACCAAGCGGTCGGCTTGGGCTTGCTCCTGTCGCAGCTTCCAGGCCTTGATCTCCGCTAGTTCTGCGGCCAGCTCCTGGAGCAATTCCTCAGGTTTGGTTGATTTCGTCATCGAATTCTCTCCCATTAAGACTTAGCCGTGCAGACATAGAGTTTTTTAGTCGCACTATCCTGGAACCACTTCCCCACGACTCCAGTGGGCGGGGATCCTATGGTTGCCTGGTGGACTACCATCTCCTGGGCTTCCTGGCCAGCAAAATCCAGATTGGCGGAGAGGGCTTCAATGTGTTCCGAGCCTACCGCATCATCATGAATATTAGCTTCCGTGACTCCATCAGCCACCACACGCAGAGCATTTGCATTTAGTTCTATCGAAGTCCCATCCACCGTCCCGGAACCAAGAATATGAACGTGGTCATGCCGGGAGGCGTCCACTGCTTCCCCTGCTGCTGCTTCTGTACCTATATCATGCGCGGTATATTCTGATAGAGAGGCTACGTCATCTACAAAGGCAACCTCTTTCCAAGTGTCTGCCATTTTTATATCACCTTGGAATTAAGCTGATGATGAGGTGCAGATGTAAAGCTTTTGATCATCGCTATCATGCCAGAGCTTGCCGACTACTGGCGTGGTCGGAGCAGTAGATTTCTGATGGATGACCATGTCCAGAGACTGATAGCCCGCAAAATCCAGGGCTGCGCTTAGGGCTTCGATGTGTTCTGATCCCACAGCATCATCGGCTATCTGAGCTGCCCCGATGCCGTCTGCCTTGATGCTCAGAACTCCCGCGGTGTTGGCAATCGTCGAATTATCTACACACGCTGCACCAAGAACGTGAACGTGATCGTGCTTAGACGCGTCTGTTGCAACTCCCGCCGCAGCAGTAGTTCCTATGTCATGTGCTGTCTGCGCAGACAGCAAGGCCACATCTTGGACAAACGCTATTTCTTTCCAAATTACAGCCATTTAATCAACCCCATTTTACTCGATCCTCACATAAATTTTTTTATCTACAATTACCTGGTCGCCAATACTGGAAGAAATAGGAAGCTCCTCGACCACAGGGATGCCTTCTGATTTGTCAATGATGTTATCAGAATCGGTATCAAATTCCTCTTTAGTCATCAGTTTCCAGGACATTAGATCTAGACCCCCTCTACTGCCCCAGTTATCCAACCGCTCAGTTTTTGCTTTGCCCGGGTGCTGAGGAGTTTGCCCTGGCCAGATCCCGGGGCATAACTGAATGAGGTGTCTCCCATCCTCATCGATGTTACCCCTTGCTGCTGCATTTCGAGCCGCTGAGTATTCATCCTCCTCAGGAGCTCAAGGGCTTCCAGGCAACAAGCATCCAGGACTTCTTGTGGCACCTCCGAATAGTCCTCTATCGATTGGAAATTGATCTCCGAGTCGTAAGGGATTATCTGGGCGGCCCTGTCAGGAATCCGGGGGAACTCGCGGGGCTGAGTCTCTTTATCAGTATACCTGTAGCCTTTCAGATATAGAGAGTCTATATGGTCGGAAGCCTCTATCAGAGCTGCTGCTTGCTTTCCGGTATTGTTGCTCCAAGCAGCGATATCAACTAAATGAGCCGTGAGCCAGGTATTGGCAGCCGCAACTTGGATATAGGCATCTATATCTGCCATTCCGACTTATCACCTCTCCACAAAGAACCAAACTTCTATCGTCTGGTTTGCATCCGTGACATCCGTGCTATTTGCGGCGAAAGTTAGCGGCCCAGTTATGGTGCTCATGTTTCCAGATTCAGTCCTATAGCCGATAGTGATATTTCCTCCGGATAGATCATATATTGCCAGTACCCCGACATAAGGGCTGGTGTTGCCAATAGTAAGCACCCCTTTTGTGGCCCCCCTGGCATCATAGGCAATCGCATTCAAGAACCCATAGATACCCTCAGAGGTGTAATCTATAGTCCCATTTATGTCTGCTGTCATAGTGACGTTATAAATCTGGAGGCCGGAAAGGCTACGAGGCTCTGGGAATAAGGGTGTAGCTGCCGCTAAGCCGAGCAACAGCAGCATCAAAAGAAAGGATGGAAAGGGCTTAGGCATCGCTAAACCCTCTTCACCATTATGGTTATTTCGCCTTCGGCAGCAGTCAGTACTCCCGTAAAATCCACGGAGATAGAGTCTGCTGCTGCCAAGGTTATGCCACCTGATAGAGTTGCAGCTTGGATCGTGTCTGCGGCTCCTTTCATGTCGAATGCTGCGGTTTGGGCTGCCGCCCCAGCCGATGGGGCTTCGGTATCATCGCAGATCATGACGCTAGCCGTCACTGCACCCATATCAGATCCTACCACTCTTGGCAGTAGCCGTATTGCGGTAATCTGATAAGCTCCGGTCGCCGTGAATATATGAGTATCCACCGAACTCGCATCATAATGGAATGTCACGGGTATCTCCTGTGGTACTTTGACGTTATTGACGGTGAGGCCATCCGTGTCGTTGATTCCAAGAGATTTGATCAGAGAGGCCGCTCCTGCCTTCAGCTCGCCCGTGACATGAGCCTTATTTACGTCCGCATCTCCAGAAGCTGTTAGTGTCACCGCAGATACGGAGCTATTGCTTGTGATAGCCTGACCCGTGAGCTGAGTACCAAAGAGGCCCGTTCCTGTGGCATGGACATTAAGGGTATCAACATCTCCGGATGCTGTCAAGGTCACGCCCGAAACAGACGCATTGCTGGCTATATTAGCTCCCGTTATCGTTCCGCCCGCTTTCATCTCACCGGCAACATGGGCTTTATTGGAATCCATATCACCAGACGCTGTTAAGGTCACACCTGATACGGAGGCATTTGAAACGACATTAGCGCCGGTAATCGTTCCGCCCGCCTTCACTTCTCCTGCGACATGGGCCTTGTTGGAATCCAGGTCTCCGGATGCTGTTAAGGTCACTCCAGACACTGAAGTATTGCTAGCCACTGCCTGACCAGTTATAGTTCCACCAGCTTTGACTTCTCCTGCGACATGGGCTTTGTTAACATCCGCGTCACCAGAAGCCGTTAGGGTGACCCCTGACACGCTTGCGTTACTTGCTACGTTAGCCCCGGTAATTGTCCCGCCCGCCTTGATCTCACCAGCGACATGGGCTTTATTCGAGTCCAGATCCCCCGATGCGGTGAGTGTGACTCCCGACACAGAGGCATTAGATACGATATTAGCCCCTGTAATCGTTCCGCCTGCCTTCACAGCCGCCGAAAGGTGAGCATCGGCTCCATCAATATCACCGGCAAAGGTGGCCGTTGAATTTGCTTTGAATGTGGCTACAGTAGCCAATCCACCGACCTTGATTGCTCCGGTGGCATCCATCGTGGTGAAATCGGCATCAATCCCAGCCACTCCCGCATCACTGGCAACCCTCCCGGCAGTCAGTATGTCTACAACGTCAAAATCGTCCGCTATAACTCCGTCATCGGTGCTGACGAGATGCTCTGCCGTCATAGTCTCTGATACATCTGCTTTTCCGAGCACAAGTATATCATCGTTGATAGTAGCATCATCAGTCGAGGTGAGCTGTTCCGCGGCAACGGTGCCTGAGAAAGTTCCAGCCGTGCCAGAAGTGCCGTTCAAGAACGTTATCGTACCGCCGTCTGCCATCATTCCGGTGGAGCCCAGCGTGAACATGGAAGCTCCGACCATCGTCCATCCGACGCCATCGATACCCAACACGGGACCGTTCAAAGTTACTATGTTGGTCCCACCGCCAAGAGTCACGGCTCCTGTAGTTGTCTTGTAATTTCCTGTCCCAAGACTCCAATCGAAAGCAGTATCCCCGGCCGTAACTGTAAAGTCGTATCCTGCACCCATCGCCAAATCTTGGCCGAACACTCCTCTAGCTATAGTGCCACCACCGGCGCTAATGCTACCAGTTACTGAGAGGTCGCCAGCAACGAGCGCATTCCCGGAATTGTTGAGGTCTCCCCCGATAGAGATATTCCCGCCGACCGTGACATCATGAGCAAAGTTAGGATTTGCTCCCTGGCCGTACCAAGAACTCTTAGCTCCGGCCATGCCAGTAACGGCAATCACCGCCAGAGCCGCCAAAAGAATGAGAAGTTTTCCCATGGTCTCCTCACCTAGGGCGTCAGGACTGCGAACGGGAACTGAGTGCTGGCATTTATCAAGTTCTTCGGGTTCGGCAATGCCCAGCCCATCCTCATAGTGACCCTCAAGGCCACCATGTCATCCTGGAAGAGGTTGTAAATGAGGGCACCTGTATTATCGTGGATGGAAGCTTCCGTGGCCACCTTGAAGGTTATGTCGGTCCTGATAGAGTAGACTGCCTGGGACCAATCCCCGACCGCCAGCAGGACAGCCGCTGGATCGAAAGCGCCATTGTTGGGGAAAGATAGAGGGACACCTGCGAGCCTGTAATCGTTGGCCTCTTTCATGTCGTTCATGAATATGAACTGGCCATCGGTGGCTCTGATGCCCCGCAGTCTCCCCATCATGGCAATGGCACCCAACGCACCGTTCACGATATAGCCATCCTGCTCGACTAATGAGAAGAGGCCATTATCGGCAAGAATGGCGTCTGCATAATCGGCAAAATCCAGACCGGCTCCGATCTGCGCGGATATATCCACCACATTTGATGCCGCCACTGCCTGAACCACGATGCCATCCGGCCATGACGCGGGAGCTATGCTACCACTGCTGTCAAAGAGTATGGCAGAATCGATCTTAGCTCCAATGGCCTCCAGGAGACGAGGCTTTGCTTCCGCCCACAGGTCATATCCACCAGACGCCATATCCTGCAGGACGCTCTCAGGAACGGGAACGATAACTGCCAGCTCTTCGGCTGTCAGATCGACGCCAGTCCATGCGAGACTCGTGGTCTTCTTGGTGTTGGTGGCATCTCTTGCCCCCGTAACCTCTCCCACGAAGTAGGCGGCAGCGAAGGAATTCAAGACCGGCATCTTGTAGGTCTTGGCATTCATGTTCGGCAACTTCTTCATCATTCTTAAACAGAACGAGGAAGTTGGAAGAGCCTGGATGATCTCTTTACTGTACTGATCCGGCAGCAGGTAGTTAGATGCGTCTGCCCGGCTTACATACTGATCGTAGTCAGTCATATTAAATTACCTCAATTAAATTATTAACTATCGTCCACCCCTGCCAGCAGCATGCAGAACGTAAGCATTGAAAGGCTGGGTGTTTGGAGAGGCCGCCCCGGGTGGAGTCGGGCCGCCTGCCTTATCGAGACCTCGGGCCTTCGCCCACTCCTTGGCATCGTCCTCAATCTCTTTCGGATCAGAGCCTCGGAGACGGTCCCAATCAGCCTCTGGAATGTTATACTTTCGCCCGAACTTATTCCGGGCTTTATCGAGTTCAATCGAAGCTTTCAGAGCACTATTCTCCTTCTCGAGAACGGCAGCCTTTTCAGTTGCCTTTTGCTCTTCAGACTTCTTCGACTCTTCTTGTTTATCCCAAGCATCCGCCTTGGCCTTCAACTCCGATTCTCGTTTCTGCCAAGCTCGTTTTTCAGCAGCGACCGCACGGTTTAATGCGTCCTGGCTGAAACTCTTGCCTTTGTCCGTTTCAGGCGGATCATTTGCTGGTGGTGTCGATGTTCCCGGAACTCCTTCGCCTCCGGTTGGTGGTTGTGCTGGATTTTCTGACATAGAATACTCCCCGTCTAAAATCGATTGAACCCGCGACGGTTGCGGTAATTCTCATTAAAATAATATTATAATTACGAAATATAATTATTGAATTTTGCCTTGTGAGAACATGATGGCAACACCAATCTTGCGAACCCGTTCGCGTGCTTTCAGCTTTGAAATTTCGCTATTGGGATCGTAAGTCACGCAAACGCCATCTGGCCCCACTTGAACCCGGGCCTGCCGCCCTGTTCGCAGTCCATGATTGGCATTTAGTCTCCGGTCAGCATTATTCATCTTCTTTCTTCTTGGGCTTGGGTTTGGATTTAGCCTTCTTGGGGTTCTCTTCCTTTTCCGCGTCCTTAATTACGGATTCTGGGTTTGCTTCCATTCTGAGAGTTGCCATCATTGGTCGGATGAATCTCTCCGGTTCCTCTGCCTTCTTTGATTGTGTATTGGTATTGTACCAAGACATCTTAATCAGCCTCCTCTTCTCCTTTCGCTTCTTCTATTGCTTCTTCAAATGAAATGGCCGCAGCATATGAATGGATGCAGTTTGGGTGGAAAAGACCTTCGTCCTCAGCCTCTGCCAACGTTGGATAGCCGTCTGTCTTGCCTGTCAGGCTCACCACCTGGCCAACCCACTTTTCGCAGGCCTCACAGGTCTTCTCGGATACGCCGCCTGTGATCTCGACCAGATCGATATCATGCTCCAGCAGACGATTAGCCGTACCTTTGAGCATCGTTTCCCGGGTGCTGGTGCGGGCCACCATCTCAGAGTAGGTCTTCATGCTCCATTCGCGGCCCATCGAATCTGTGAAACCCGTGATGCCCTTGTCAGCCAACTTCTCTCGATAGGCTTGGGCCACTTGCTTCCAGGTCTGGAAGCCAGCCACTGAGCCACGGATATTTTCCAGGGCCAGGTTCCTGTAAATGTCATCAGTCCGGCGACCTATGACCTGATCAACGTAAACCATCCGCTGATATGTATTTTCCGCCAGGACAAGCATTGCCTGTTGGTGGAGGGCGCCGATGGAGGTAACGGCGCCCATCCCCGCTTCGTTCATCCCCTCGACATAAGCTGCAGGAAGAGCCTGCTCTGTCCAGGTTCGCGCACCGGCCAATAGGTCTTCCCGGATGGTCTGGACGTTGTTAAGAACTACCTTCAGGTTCCTGGTGGAATTGCCTTTCATCAGGGCCTTGGCCAGCTCGCCTAAGATCTCTCTCTCCCCATCCGAGTAGAGCTGAGTGAGCCGTTGAGCCTGGGCATCGGAGAAGTCCATCTATCCTATCCTCCGGGCTGGAGTGGGGGGAGCTGGATCCTCGGGCCAGGTACTGCAGAACGTTGGACTTGAATCTGAGCTTGCTGTGCCGGAGTAGTACCATGGAGCTTATCCAGAGCGTCCTGTAAGGCTTTCCCCTCCAGCTTGAACAGCATCTTCAGGGCCTGCTCGTCCCAGATCAGCCCCTGGGCTTTCAGCAGGCTCACGTTCTGCACCGTCTCTTGCCAATCCTCTGGGAGTCCGTCCTGCCAGGAGATAGAGATCTTCTCAAGCGGCATCGCTCCTGAATAGCCTTTTGCATTTTCAAAGGCCATGAAGGTCTCCAGCTCCTGTCTGATGATGGGGTCCGCATTCAATTTGAGTCGATCAACCTTCTTGAGCGGTACAAAAAGCATCAACCTCAGAGCTGTGCCGGAGACCTGAGCGCCTAACTTAGCAGGCTCAAAGCAGGCCTCACTGGTCTCGGAAAGAAGATAGAGTTGCTTCATGAGAGCATCGAGTTCCAAAAAGGCGGCCGCGAGTTGCCCTTCCCAGGTCACATATCCGGGTTTCTCGCCGCCTTTGGGCAGGGAGAGGATCCGTTTCTTGGGATCGTAAATGTATGCTCCAGTTTCTGTTTTTGTGAAGATACCTGAATCCTCGTCAGCATACATCATAGGCTCTGAATGGACGTCCAGGATGCGGCCGACTCTCGTAAGACGGCTCTCCATCCGCTTGATAATAGTATCCAGGTCCCCATAATCGTCCTGAAGCTTGTCGCTTGAGGTCTTCAGGTTCTGGATGACGGAGACGAAAGGCTGATCGATGCCGGTCTCCACTGTAGTTACATTTGACGGCCCAGAGATAATCTTTGAAGTGGATGAGACCACATACTCCCGGCTCTCGATCTCCCCGGGCCGATGGATGCGCACAAAGAGTTTGCTTTGCTTGACATGATCCACAAAGGCAGGATCGTCTAGCCACGCTATCATGTGGGCCATGACGCGCCCAGATGAATCTCCAATAGGGAAGTACTTTGAGGGATGAACAACCTGGAGTTTACATCCATCCTCATAGTAACCTTCAATTATCCCATGCCCGAAGCGGGAGACATCAATCTGCCTGGTATGCTGCAGTGACCAGTATTGAGTCCGGTCGATGAAATCCTTGCAGTATTTAGCTTCCTTCGACTCGGGATCTTCATTAACGGCAGCCCGGGGCTGCTCACCATACAAGAAATCTGCCCAGAGGGTGGAGAGCCTTTTATGCCAGTTTAGTATAACTATGAGCTTATTATATTCTGCTGTATGGGAGCTGAAGAGGTTGAGCAGGACCAAAAAAACCTTGGAGTGATCTCCGTCAAAGAGGGCCTCGTTCTGCTCATACCTCTTGAGCCTGGAGAGTTCGCTCTCCGGAGGCCATGGTTTTCCTATCTGCAGAACGTCATCAAGATTTTTAATCATGCCATCTCTATCTTCAGGATTGATTGGATTGGAATTATTAAAAGTGGATCAGTTAAAAATTCAGACACTGGGGGAAGGGTAATATATACAAATAACTCTTCCAATGAGGAGATGTTTGGTAGATTTAGATATTCATATTGCCCATTTATTAAAGTAATTCTAAATTGCGTCATAATAGTCTCATTTGTCTCAGATTCCTTGTGGCTTCACGGGATAGATAGCGACTACAATCGCAGATATGGTCAGGGCTTCCCGATCCTCCTTTCTGGAACATATCCTCGCCCCGTTCTTGTGCTTTAGGATCCCACTGCAGATTATCGATTCCCCAGATCGTCTTTTCGCAGCTCCGAAGGATCTTTAGTTTTCCCAGGGATAGGAGGGTCGTGAGGTCCTCGATTCCGGGCATGATCTTATTATCGGCATCCCGGACATTGGAGAGATGGATGTGGTCGCTTTGTCGAATCTCTCTTCCAAATCCATTCATTTCCTCGGGTGGGACCAAGATCTTGATAGGCGCTTTGCGTTCGCCGTTCCAGAAACACAACCTGGCCAGGTCCTCGATATATTCATGATTGGTCTTCTGCTTCTGTTCTATCTTGGAATCCCAGTAGAACTCCCGGAGGATATACCAGACTCCACCAGACAGGCCCCAGAGTTGCGCTGCAAAGGGATTGGTGATACCGAAATCCAGCCCAGCGAGGTACATGGTGAAGTTATCCGGAACCTGCTCTACCACGAAGCCTTTCACCAGATCGTCATCAAAGAATGAGTACACGCGGCCTTCTGCCGCGGCCCTGAGACCGAGGACGTACCGCTTGTGGAGGACTGTACCGACTGGCCACTGACTCTTAATCCGGGCCTTGGCTTCCTCCGAGAGGGATGGGTTATCATCCATCACCAGATGGAGATAGAGGAGCTTGCCTTCCGCCTGGAGGGGGTCGAGCGTCTCAACGTAAAGCTTATGGGTCGGTGTCTCCGGGTTATTGATGAACCAGGCCTTTGCACCTTCGACCGAGAGTCTGGCCAATCCTTGGTTGATGAATGATTGGGGCATCAAGGGCGCTTCGTCCAGCAGGATCCCGGCCAACGTCTTACCCTGGATCAGGTCCTGACTCGACTCATCCTTCCCGCCATAAATCCAGAAGATATTCTCGTGGTCAAGGTCCTTCTGGTAAGTGATGAGATGCGAGCCTTCCTCCCGACCACGCCGAAATGTCACCTCATAAGACGGCTCGACTGATAGCATCTTCATCAGAGGCCGGACCACGTTCCTGATGCAGGTGCCGATAGTTTTGGAGCAGAGGGCGAACTCCTCGGCATCATATGAGAAGTTCGCCCAGTTCACGTAAGAAAAGGTAGCGGTTGCGGTCTTGCCGCACCGGACGGCCCCCTCCATCTCGATGTAAGCTAGATCTTTAAATGGGCTAGAGGGCGTCCACCAATAAAGGATTTGCTCTTGTTTGGCGCTCGGACGTTGCCACTCAAAAGCCGGCTTATCAAATCGGCGGGCCCTGATCTTTTGCTTGTGTGAGGGCATAGACCTCCTTTGCCCGCTTTAAGTAAGCCTTTGAGAAACCGGAATCCTTTTGAGCATCTAGTGGCCTTTCATCCCCTTTTCCTAGCAGCTCTAAGACCTTTACTGCCGGAGAGATGCAAGAACCAAGCGCTCTTAAATCCTCCGCTTCAGCCTTCTTCGCTCCCTTGAGACAAAGATCATAAATTTCCTGGGCACATTTACTGATATTTAATCCTATTTGTATAGTATTATTATTATCAATTAGCTTAGCAGCATCTTCAACCGCTTTTGGAATATGCTTATATCTTACATGGTTTTTTATAGTTTGAATAGGATCTTTGCCCTTTATCTTAAATTGGTGCGCTATAGTGTTATACGGTGTTTTGGCTAAGATAAGATCATCTATCTGGCATCGGTTTTTGTGAGTGCAGATAGAGCACTTTCTAGACACATAGAATCAATCCTTGACAATCTTGAGAAGGTTGGGGAATGGCCGGTAACTCAAGTCAACCCCGGGCGGCCTCGCTGGACCTGCTGAGATGATTGCCCGGGAGCTGGGCTTCAGCTCTTCCTTAATTTCTTCTAATATCATTTTAGCCTAGAGACATAGATAGCAATAGCCATGATTCCCAGCACTCCACCCAGGGAGATCTCAGCCAATAGTTTCCACATTTTGTAGCACATAAGCATAAGAAGGAAAGGGCCGGGTTGTATATCAAGGGGAATAGCAGAAGGGATAGAATCAAAACAGACCCGGCCCTTTTGTCCGTTCGCCCCCAGCCTCGCGGCTCGGGGACTTGGTTATTTTCATGGCACGGACACGACCGATGACTATGATCTCCGCCCTTTCCGGGCCTTATGCCTCCATCCACATCCCGGGCATGTCTCTGGCCTTATTAAGCCGTTCTGATCTCCCATCAAACCACATGAATGAACAGCTACTGGCCATGAAGGCGATATATCGAGGGGGCGAAAGTCTGTAGATACGTCAACATGCGCTATCTCCTGCCCACATAAACAGAAATTGCATTTGCAACCATCGATAGTCTCCCCTTGGATTCCGTGCCCCTGCTCCTGTTCCACCACAGGACCAGATACGGCTTGAGAAGACGGCTCAAGGTCCCTAGGTTCGCTCGACACCCAATAGGTTATATCTCATTATATTTATCTTCTTGGTAAATAACATAGATTAATCTAATCTCTTGGAAATTTTCCAACCTCTCTGAGATTCTATGAGACCTACCGTTTTCATCCGCTGCATGATGGATTGCGTTTTTGACATCTCCCATCCAGTGGCTTTGGAGATCGCTCTTACTGTCATCGGACCATTAGCCTCCAACAAACCAATCACTCTTTCCCGATTTGCTTGGGTTGCCAGACATTGATTGTATTTAGGACTGTTTTCCAGGTACTCTTTGATCTTCATCTAGCGCCTCCACCTTCCGCCATCCCACCCTAGCTTCTCTCGTCACGTAGCTGCCTGTTCTCACCGGCTGTAAATTATCCTTGGTGATGCATCCTTTTCTGGCCAATCTATCCAAAGATTTCCGCAGATTGCCATCGTTCATCTGCAATCTTTTCGCCAATTCTCTGGATGAGATAGCCTTTTCAATAGATAAAATCGCTAAAATTTTCTCCATGGATTTGCCTTGTTGATTCAAGACCTGCTCCTCCATTTCGCAATATCAGTCTCGATTACCGGTGGCCAGCACTCCAGCTCGTCATCATGGCCAACCCAAGCCGAGCATCCATTGAGAGGCAAATCCCGCAGACCCGTGGGCGAGCACCTAACCTTATGGATGCCACCGATCATGAATATCCCCAAAGACCGGACACATGTAGTGCAGTTGTAGAGCATTACGGTTTCCTACCTCGTAACCCTTCGAGCCTGGTTGAGCAGCGTTTTTCCTCAGCGATCAGAACATTGATGGCAAATCTGAGATGTCTGATGTTATCCTCTTCCTCAACGATGGCCCGGGCTACCTGGTGCTGCTGCTGGAGTCGGTTGCGCTCGGCAGCTTCTTGGGAAGGAATGGAGGAGCGGGTCAAGGTATGATCTCCTCCTTACATGGACATTCCCCCGATATTGATGATCTCCAGATGGCCTCACATCGAGGCGGCTCTCCTTTCGCCAAGCCATGAGTGTACCGCTCAAAAAATGGATGGCAACAAAATACTTGTTTCAAGTCAGTATCAAGCCGCATATACGCACAGGAGATGAGGGTCATGATCTAGGCCTCCTGCACTACCATCTTAATCGAAGCCCCAGTGTTGTTGACCTCCACCTGGAAGATCGGCTCACCCCAAGCATGATCTCTGAGCCTGTAGACCTGGAACACTCCCGCCGATCCCTGCGATGAATCCTTGGTCTTCTTGGAGAGCAGCAGAGCACCAGGGATGTAGTTGCCCTTGTCCCCAAAAGGCATGCGGTAATCGCCTTTTTCTTTGGGGTTGGTCTTGCCGAACTCGCTCTGCGGTTGGTTGATAACGATAGCTATCGCGTTGTGGTTGAATGTCCATTCCTTCAACACGCCGAGCCATTTGATGATATCAAGCAGTGCATCCCCCCGTTCTCTGGCATTCATGGATGCGAACCTACGCAAGACCGGCATCCCGATGGAATCCACTATCACCAGATCGACATCCATACCAGGAATGTCTTTGCAGATCTTATCGTCTATCTGGGTTAGGATGGGAGTATACTCATATTTGATTCCCGCTTCGTACAGCCGCGCAACATCTCTGGGTGAGAGGTTGCGTTCCGTGTCAAGATAATATACATGCTTCCCGGTCTGGGCTGCATTAAGAGCTATGGCAATCATGCCTTTTGACTTCAACGTGCCTGTCTCGCCGAAGACCTCTAAGAGATCCGGGCCGAAATGATAGAGAATTTGGTCGTAGATCGATCCTGGCTTGTCCTGGCCCGCGTCCTCGGACTTTCCCTGGTTCGGCTGGGTTTGGGATACCACGGCCTGGAGATCTGCCATCAATGGCACTCTAGTAGGTTTTCGCTCTCCTGTGCCTCTCTCCTTCATCCAAGGCTTCAGCCAATCATTAAAATTGGTTCCAAAGGTCGGATTGCTACATTGTAGTTTTCCGTTGTCCTGCCAAACGATGATATCTTGGGTCTCGGATGTGCCATTCTCCGAGAGGACGAAATGGCCTTCTGGTGTCTTCCGGCAGAGCCAGGACTTGTTCTCCTCCAACTCCGACCATTCCTTGAGGGCCTGCTCCAGGTATTCGGTGGAGAGGTCCTGTGGTTTCCCGGCCATCTTTCTCAATCCTCCCCGACAGCCGCAGCGATCTTCTCTCTGATATCCTCCATCAAAAAGAGCGATTCACTAACCTTCTGGCAGAGAAGATCAGTTCTACGATCTGCTCCCGTTGCGATCTGCATCAAATCCATCGCCTCCTGGATCTCGATTGCGAGCGCGTTCAGGAGCGGGGTGAGGTCGCCCTTAGGCTTGGGTTTGCTCTGGGCCTTCCTAGATCTGGTCGGCTTCACATTCTCGGACTGATTTGGTGCTCGTGTTATGTTGGCCTCAACTCGACTATCCGAATCAGCTTCACATGATGGCCATCCTTTCAAAACTGGCTCAGTCATTTTAAACGTCGGCTCATCCGGGATTCCAAAATCCTGTTCCTGTTCCTTTTTTTCTTCCTGCATTTCTATTCCTCCACATTTATTTTACTACCACACAACTTCTTTAATCTGTTTCCTCCAACTCACGGGAAAATCTATATTGATAGTGTTCATAGCCTCCCTCAAACTTGGTGATCGTAGAGCAAGCGGATC